GTCGCCGTTGCCTGACGTATTGCCCTCAATACATAACACGCTCTTTGCGCCTATCTTGGCCACAATGCCGATGTGACTTACTCGATCTACGCCGTCATGCGGAAAGTCCATAAAGCATAAATCGCCTAGCTTTGGCGTTGTGACCCAGCGCGCCTGATCCTTCATTTTCTGCGCTCCGGCAGCTGTGCTGACCATGCTTGGAATCTTGACGCCGGCTTCATTGGCGCACCAGTTCACAAAAGAACCGCACCATGGCAAGCCGTCGGCCTTTGTAAATTTGCCGTACTTTGTTAGGTTCTCGCCCTTTTCTACTGTGCCAACCTCTGCAAGCGCAACGTTAATTACCGCTGCCGCTGTGCCTTGTGGATATGTCATGCCGATTGAATTTGGTAGTTGCTTACAAATGGGCTTTCAGATAAATCTAGAGCTGCCGCATAATGTTCATCTACGTTTGCTCTAATGTCATTATCTGCGACTGTGACTGGCAATGTGTAGTTATCGTTTATCAGTGATCCAGGAATTACATTGCCATTTAAATCTACTGAAAGTTTAGGCAAGCCTAGTTCTGCCTTAATGCCGTCATGCCACGCGTTGAACGCTTGGATTGAATCCCATTTGACCCATGCCATTATGGTGTGCCCCATTTCGCTTTAAGATAAGCCTCAACTAAATTGCGATCTGCGTCTGAAAGTTGAGAAGGATAAAGAATTACTTCGCAGACATAACCAAAAAATGATTCGTTCAATGCGCTGTTTGATCCTAATACTATTCCGGCAGCCGAAGTAGTTGAACTAATACTTTGCGGCTGTGTTACCACCGCTGTGCCATTTTTGTATGCGTAAGCCTGTGTTACTCCACCAGAAATTCCAGCGGTTTTGAAAGCAAGCACGTCTGCATTGCCATTCGTCATTGAAGTGCCGAATGATGCAAAGGCTTGCCCAATATCAAAAAGACCTAAGTTGTCACCTGCACCGGTATCGCTTACGCCGTAGCCCCATTGACCCGTTGCGCCACTGCCAGTAGTGACAAGGTTCATGTAACCAGTACCAAGTGTTTTATCTTCTTTGGCTACAACAAATAGCGTAGAATTAGAAGCGCCCCAGTTAAGAGAAGTATTAGCCAAAAGGTTTGTACCAAAAGTCACAGCACTCAAGCTGTTTTGCGTGGCATTNCGATTTGGCTGNTTNACAACGGTGGCTTGCGTAAAGTTGTATGCGTTGGCCGATCTGTCTGACCATTGACTGACTACAGTTCCAGACGAATAAGTAAAACTGGCCGCGTGTGACGCGTCAAGCCATAGGCTATATCCGGCGACAGGTATAGGTATTCCGGCTCTCATTGATGAAGCCGTAATTCCTAAAATTGGATTCATTACGATAGATCGCCAATTACTGTAAAGACATTGCTTGCTGTGCAGATAATTGTGCAAGCGGAATAGCGCGCCCGTAAAATTGGGGCGGTTGCACTAGCTCCGGTTGACGTGATTGTTACACCTGCACCAGCCGCAAATGTAGTCAAGCCAACTCCGATTGATTGCAGGTTTATTTGATTACCGGCTGCAAATACTGACGGCGGAATCGTCACCGTTATAGCCGCAGCGTTTGAAGTTGTGACAAGTTTCCCAAGATCGGCCAAGACCAGTGTGTAAGTCGTGCCGGTTTGCGCGTTGAATGACAAAGTTGTGTCGTCCTGCTCAATCCAAGTAAATGCCATGTTTGTGCCGGAAGTCTTAGACAACACTTGACCAGTTGTGCCGCCAAGCAATGATTGCATTGATGTATCTACGCCTTGACCAAATACGGCAAAGTCGGCCGGTAAATCTGTTACCAGATCGGCAGAATTCGGCATGACCCAGCCGAAATAGGTTGTTGGATTAGCCATTTATTTTCCTCTCATTTTATGACACGATTGTGGCATATTCCCACGTCAACGTTTGCGACACGCTTGCCCAAGTTTCGTTGATTGGCACGTCATTCCAGCGCATAGCCTGGAGCGAATAGGCCAGCGGCGACATGAGCAGCGTCACCGATAGCTCGTTGAAACTAGCTCTGAAGTTAAAGCCCTCGACGAAGCCTTGAAAAGTACCGGCGGCCATATTTGACGGCAGATTATTCAAAGCTATTGGCTGACCCATAAACACGTTAATCAAGCTGTTTCGGTCGGCATTGTCTAACTCTGGATTAGTTAGCGCAAAGGTAATTTGGTCAAATATTGGCTGTGGATAGGCTCTAAGTTCCAGGTAAAACGCGGCCTGATCTTCGGCGTCTGCCTGATGTTTGATTGTGGTCGTGATGATTTGTGATAAATCTCCGTAAAGGTAAATTGAATCTGCGTCTGAATCGCTGACCTCATCTTGACTGTTTGTGTTGTATTCAATGGTCAAATTATTTCGCACGTCGCCAGCCCTAGTTTTGATTGTTATGCCTTGGCCTAGCGCGTGATTGGCTGTAAGATCCGTGTAGCCGTTGGCCGATAAATAGGCCGTCCTGTGTGTTGAGTCTGCATAGCCAATAAGGCCGTTAGCGTCTTCGTAGATGTAGCCCAAGCCTGACGTTGCCAGAGCTGCAACTAGGTCATAAATGACGGTTCGTGATGAAGAGCGCTGCGCCAGCTCATAATTGCCTGGAGTATCTATCTCGCCCAAGCCTGTGTTTTCGGCCGTCGCCCATGTAACCGTCGGATCATAAGTTGCCCAGGTTAAAGCTGCCGGTACTTGTTGCCACTGCGCAAAAAGCACTTGCCGCAGAATTGTTTCGATTTGGTCGCCTTCAAAATCCTGGGTCAAAACGCCGTCTGTAAGAGCCTTTTGCAGCCTTGCTAGAGCGCCCAACGCAGTAATTGTAACCTCTTGCGTGTACGCGCTTGAGCCGACCTCTGACACGCTTACAGCTATATCCACAATAGAGCCGCCAAAGATAGGTTTGTAGACGGCCGACGTATCCTGCACCTCAACGGACAAGGTGTCATTTATTTCGTAGTCGATAGCAGCTTGATTGAACACAATGAGCGTGATTGAGCAATAGCCGGCTTGAGCTTGTTCATAAATGTTTGTGCGGCCCGAAGTAATGTTGAGACTAGCCAAGACCGAATCTGTGACGTCAACGCCAGAGATTTTGACTCGCCATACCGGCGACCACTGCGTCATAGCCCAATACCTATCAAAGCAGCTGATCCACCTGTGCCTCTGAAATATGAGTCATTTAACGTTTTTACAATAGTTCGAGCTGTACCTTCGGAATCTATCGCGCCGTTGACTGTCACGTTGATCATAGGCTGTGCGCCACCACCAGGCATTCCTACGCCAGACGATAAAAATGGCCCTGAACCAAATTGTGACCCTGCTGATCCTGTAACTGGTTTTGCCATTGCTGCGCCGGCCATAGCTGCCGCAATGCCGCCACCTGTTACTGCTGATCCTGACCCACCGGAAACGCTAGGCATACTTATCTTGGGCACTTGAGACGTTGCCGTAATACTAGGCAATGCAACGGTTGGCACACTAATAGTTGGCGCTGTTATCTTTGAGACATTAGGCAAGAATGGCACTGAATTGTAAAGACCAATTAAAGTATTGATACCGGCAACAGCGCCATTGATAAGCACATTAAGTCCGCCGATGACTGCGCCGATTACGTTAATGACGCCACCGGCAATTTCGCCGACCACCTTAAACGCGCCACCTAATACGTTGACTAATACAGGCACAACATACTTTTGTATAAAGCCTATAAATAACTCAAACTCCGCTTTGTTATCTTTAATCGCGTCTGTGATTGGCTTAAAGAAATCTGCAAATTTGCCCAAGGCCGGTACAACTCGGTTTACTATAAATTCAACTAGGCTTTGGATTATTGGTAGCAAGCGAGCGCCGATTGACTCTTTGGCTTCGTCAAATGTGACCTTAAGAATCTCAATACGTCCGGCAAATGTTTTTGAATTAGCCGCAGCTGCTCCACCAAAGAGATCTGATAATTTGCCCTGGACTTCGGTAAATGACATGGCCTTTAATTCGGCAGATGATAAGCCAATGCCTAATTTGCCCAGTGCAGCTGTATTGCCGTCATAAGCCTTGCCTAGACTATTTGCAACGCTGTCAAGGCCTTTGCCTGTTGCCTGACTAATATCAAGCGCCAGGCTAAGAAGATCCTGTGCCTTCGTAACGTCGCCTGTAGATAGAGCAAGTCGCGAGAGAGCCGGCCGCAGCTTGTCGTCGGCCACGCCGGTAGCGAGTGACGTTTTAAGAATCTGTTTTTC